TCATCGGCTCGGCCCGCGTCGGCTGGTCGCTGCACGCCAAGCTGGCACACGGGGCGCGCTCGGCGCTGGAGCATGGTGGCGTCGCGCCGGCCATCGTGGACCGCAGCGCGGACCTGGCCAAGATCATTGAACCCATCGTCAAGGGCGGCTATTACCACGCCGGCCAGGTCTGCGTGTCCACCCAGCGCATCTTCGTACACAACGCCATCGCCGACGACTTCACCCAGGCGCTGATCGCGCGCGTAGAAAAGCTGCGTACCGGTGACCCCACACTGAAAGATACCGAGGTGGGGCCGCTGATCCAGCCCCGCGAGGCCGACCGGGTGGCCGAATGGATCGAGGAGGCAGTGAAGGGCGGGGCGCAGTGTGCAACCGGCGGCAAACGCCTTTCCGAAACGACGCTGCAGCCCACCGTGCTGCTCGATCCCGCCAGCGACGCCCGGGTGACCACGCAGGAGGTCTTCGGCCCGGTGGTGGCGGTGTACCGTTGTGGGGAGCTTGACGAGGCCATCGCGCGGGCCAACTCCCTGCCTACCGCATTCCAGGCAAGCGTCTTCGCGCAGGACATCGATATCGCGATGCGTGCCGCCAACCGGCTGGATGCCTCGGCGGTGATGATCAACGACCCGACTGCGTTCCGCACCGACTGGATGCCGTTTGCTGGGCGCAGGGAGTCGGGTTATGGCACTGGGGGTATTCCTTACACGATGCGGGATATGTCGCAGGAGAAGATGATTCTGATGCGGAGGAGTTGAGTGGGGTGGGGGGGGAGGGCAGCGGTCAGGGGGCTTTCGACACCGCTGCTGCTGCCCCTTGTCACGAGGGAGTGCTGCTAGCATTCCTTCAAGGTGCTGACGTCAGGAGGATGGCAACCATGGATGGCAATTGGAAAGCGGGCTTCAGCAGGGTGGCAACCGCCAAGGCTCAAGCCGGCAACGTGAAGGCTCCCCAATGAAGAAGGGAACGTCCTTCCTCACATTCCTGGGCTTGGTGGTTGCGGCAGGCATCGTCTGGATCACGTATCCCACTGTGCTGGAGTCTGAGCTCAAGACCTTCCGGGCACTGTCGCCGGAGGATTTCAAGGTGATCCGAGCCAGTGCGATCACGTTCGCTCAAGAGAATGCCGCCAAGGGAATTGTTATCAACCCAGGGCATGAACTGTCTCAGGTGTTCGAACTACGATGCAAGAGCGTTCCCTTGATGCTGGTCGAGAACGGATATGACCTTCTCACCCTTCATGTTTTTGGACATGCCGACCAACGCGCGCCAGGCATTGCACACCTTGAGAGCCAGATGGTTACGACCTTCGTGCCCGAAGTGAAGCCTGCCAAATTCGGCCCGGTCCATGTGGAACCGTCGGGGTTCGAGGCCTTCGTCATGAAGCATCGTGACGGCATCGACGTCACACAGCAATGCCGCTGACTACTCAGTGAGCCTTCCTGGCTTGCCGGCCGGGGGAGCAGGCTGTGGGGATAGATGAGGGCAGGCAGGTTCAACCGTCCGCGCTCCGCGGCGGCATGGCGCAATGTGCAGCGCAGCGAGCGCTGGTCCAGAGTTGGCGAATGCATGCTTCCGCGGGGGTCGGCCGGGATGACGTGCCTGTCAGGAGTCAGGGCGGCATATTATCCTTCAGCATGAGCAATGAAGAACGCAGCACCGAAGGTCGGAAGGGCACGGACCTATATTTCACCCATGTGATATCCGGCGCGCCCAACGTCGCGCTGCTCTTGGGCCACCTGTACCTGGAGGGCCACGACCCCAGCATCACCCGGGTGATGCTGCTACGCGATGGCACGTTCTACCTTGTCTATGATCTGCCCGACATCACGTACGGCGCCACGTTGCTGCAGGCCACGGACGAGCAGCCGCTCGCCTTCGCCATGCTGGGCAGGCGAGGTCTGCTGCGGATCAACCCGACCGGCCAAGCTCCGCACGATGAAACGCTGAACTTGCCCAATGCATACGTGTTGAACCTGCAGCAGATCGCAGGGGAGTTGTATGCGTGCGGCACGCAGCAACAAGTACACCATCGCAGCACCGACGGATGGGTTCGGATGGATGATGGTTGCCACGCGCCATTGGTGGACCAGGTCACCTGTGGTTTCAACGCGATGGATGGCTTTGGGGCGGACAACATATATGCCGCAGGCGAGGGCGGTGCACTTTGTCATTGGGATGGCCGGGAGTGGCAGGCGCTAACATCACCTTCCGTGTGGACCATTCGTGTAGTGCACTGCATGCCCGATGGCAGCGTGGTGCTGGCCGGGGATGCGGGCACGGTGTTCCGCGGCAATCGCTTGGACGGCTGGCGTACGCTCACTGTGCCGGCATTGGCGCATCTCAGCATCGAACATGCCTGCCTGTTTCAGGACACGCTCTACTTGTGCGCGCAGCGGGCGTTGTTGGCGTTGTCTGGCGGCACGCTGGCAAGGGTTGATGTGCCCGTGGAAGGCCATCTGGCGTACTACGGCGCATCCGCCACCGCGGAAGCAATGTGGACTGTCGGCGACGACGCGATCCTGCGCTTCGATGGAACCCATTGGGAGCGCTTTATGTGCCCATGAGTTCTGCCGCGACCCGGGTTCCTCCATCATGAGCCGACATCCCGGAGCGATTCCATATCGGTCATGCTGCGATCTCGTCCTTTGGTATCCCGCGGCCATCAACAGGGAGTGGACATGGATATCCGAGCCGTTGTTTCTTGCGTTCTATTGGTGCTCTCACCGTCTGCAGTGGCCCAGATTCACTCTTCAACCGGCCCTAAGCCTAAGCCGCTCGCCTCTATTCCAAAGCCGCATCACAATTCAATGGCAAAAAGCACAACCCCGTTCAACTGCGAGGATCAGCGGTGGCCCAGGCATCCGCATCCCGGCATGAAGGCTTTCTGTGATCGGCTTGAGGCTCGTACGCTTCAGGATGAGGCGCATCGTGCGGGCAGGCCAGCGCCGTCTGCTGATGTTGTACGGTTGCCTAGCCTCGGCTCAGATGGCGCACGGCAGTCCGGATTTGCCTGCGTCGGCGGCCAAGCCATGCGTAAGTTGCCTAACGGTTGGGCTCAGGTATCTGCACCTTCCGGTGGCTGGCAGCGCTGCCGTGAGGAATGACGTGGGGGTGTTGGGGCTGCGTCCCTGGGGACACGCCTCCTGCAATCTGGTCCTTGTTGGGCGTCCGAGAGGGGAAGCAAGAGCCGACCGGAGCCCACGAACTGCGAGATGGACCGATATTCCATTTCGCATAATGTATACAGGGTGGTCGTTTTCGTAGCCCTGCTGCTGCACCGATGCATGCGCGTCGCGGGGCAGGGACAAACCGACTGCTAAGCACACGGCAAGAGCGAACGTAGCCAGCTTTTGCGCAATTCGCCTCCAAGCGGCTTTTTCGTCCTCAGAATTGCTGCGTTCGGCCATCACCACTGCTGACCACATTTCCGGGCTATCGCCGATGTCTACGGCCATGCGCTCAACATAGTGGATTTCGGCGTTTTTTCCTTGTTTCCAGAGGGAAACCGTAGCGCGAGACACGCCCAGAGCCAGCGCACCAGCGTTGTCACTTTGTATTTTCTGCACGTGCTTCCACCGGCAGAAAAGGTCGTAACTGGCGCTCATTGTCGATACCTACTTGACAGGGGTGTATAGGGGTACTTTACAGTTCGCCCCGGTGTCGAGGAATGCTTGACACCACCCGCCAGCCGGTCCCCCTAGGCCGCTGGCGGGGATCTAGGGGCTAGGGGCAGGGGTAAGGGGATGCACGGATACATGCTTGCGTGCGGCGCGCTTGGAGCGGCCTGCGTACTTATCGGATCTGCTCGCTTCGTGGCGTGGGTACTCGACCGCCGCGAAGAAGCCAGCACCCGCGCCATTCGTGAGCATGCCTTCGTCGCCCAGGCACGCGCCGAAATCACGGACCGCGATTACGCCATTGCCATGCTTGACCTTGACGATATGGGCGAGGATTGCCGTGACGCGTCACGCTGGACCATGGCGGACGAAGATGCCTACCAGCGCAGCCGCGCCCGTGAGCGTGAGATTGAAGCATCCAAGCGCGGCGACCTGCTCGCTGCCGCTCGCTTTGCGGAGGTGGCCGGTGGCTGACGGCGCGGGAGCGGTGGCAGGACTCCCCTCGTCTAACAGGGGAGTCAGTGAATTCAGGAACGAGGCGGGAACCCTGACGGTCGGCATCGACTGGTTCTCTGCTTCGGTAGATCTGTTCGCGGCCCTGCGAGAAGTCGACTTCATCGAAGGCGAGACGCAGGAGGAAATGCGCCAGTGGATCGACGCCAGCGCGGAAAACGCCCGCGTCGCGGCCTTACAGGTGTTTTGCTGGTTCTTCGCCGGGCTGGGCCTTGAGTTGGACATCGTAGCCAGTGGCGGTCGCTTCTACCTGTGGCGCGTCAAGATCATCAACGCTGCCAAGGAATTCGTCGGCATGATCGAGTTGGGCGGCGAGGAGTGCCGTCGTGCGGATGGCACCTATACCGCTCGCATCGAGCTGACCGGTACCGGATGCAAGGCGATTAGCGCAGCGCGCTGCGGCCATGCGCAGCGGTGGCTGGAGCTTCGAGCGAAGCTCGAAAGCTGCGCTGCACGAATCACCCGTGTTGATGTGTGCGCGGATGACCTGATCGGGGAATACCCGTTGCGCCTGGCACAGAAGTGGTACGCCGACGGTGAGTTCAACAATCGCGGGCAGCGGCCAAAGGCCCAGCTAGTCGACGACTACGACAGTGGCGACGGGAAGACCCTCTATATCGGCGGCAAGAAGTCCGAAAAGCAGCTGCGTGTGTACGAGAAGGGCAGGGAGCAAGGCGACAAGAATTCGCCATGGGTCCGCTATGAAGCGCAGTTCCGCAAGTCGGATCGCAAAGAGATTCCTCTGGATGTGCTCCGCGACCCCGCGTCATACCTGCTGGGCGCTTACCCGGCGCTGAACTTTTTGCACTGCGTGGCAACCCGCATCGACATTACGAAAGCCGCAGTGGAAGCAACGTGGAAGAGCGCGCGCAGGCACTTGCGCCGCCAGTACGGCGCGACCTTGGCTTTCATCAGCCGTAACTGCCCCGACGCTGAGTCGTTGAAGGCGGTCATTGAAACCTGCACCTCGCCAAAGCTGCCGAGGTGGGCAACAGGAGACACAGCAGCGCTATGGCCCGAAATCGCGGGCGTAAACCAAACCTCAAAGGGGTAACGCAATGGAAAACATCATCAAGGTCACCGTGCTGGATTCGCAGATCGATGAGCGTGGTGGCACGTTCAAGAACGACCGCAACGAAGACGTGAAGTACAGCACTCGCAAGCAGAAGGGCAAGCTGGAAACCGGCGGCTTCGCCTACCCCTTCGACGTGCGCCTGGACAACGGCCAGCCCGCGTACGCCGTTGGTGAATACGAACTGGACGTTGCCGCGATGGCCCAGGTCAACAAGGGCGTTGTGACCCTGAGCAAGTTCACCATTCTGCGTCAGCTGGGCAAGCCCGCGCCGCGCTCGGCCTCGGCTGCCTAAGCCATGTCCCTATGCGTAGTCCTTCAAGCAGACGGCACGCTGGTCCCCACCGGGCAACCGGTTGCCGAATGCACGGGCTACGTGCTGGTCAGTGCTGCGGAACACGGCATCTATGAAGTCGTGCAGCAAGCACTTGCAATGCCCACGCCAGAGGACGCGCTCAAGTGTTTCACGGCGTGCTGTGGTGCGGTGATCGTGTGGTTCGTCTTGGGACGCATGGCCGGTAGCGTTGCCACGATGTTTGACAAATAACCGGCAAAAACCAACCAACCAACCAATGTTAGGAGAGACACCATGGATGCAATTCTTTCGGGCCTGAGCGCTGCCGATGCCGTTCCCGCCCTGATCGGCGCGGCCACCATCATCGCCCTGTTGGGCTTCACCAAGTGGGCAGCGAAGAAGGTGGCCGGATTCTTCGGCTGATGCAGGGCAGGGCGGGGCGGTGCTACGGCATCGCCCTTGCTCTATGTGGGGACGGATAGGGGTAGGTCATGATCATCTTGGTGTTGTGCGGGTTCATCGGCGCGTGTTGTGGCATAGCTGGCGTCAAGGGCCTCGACGCATGAAGCGCTTTCTTGTTGCCCTGGCACTGGGGCTCTGCACTGCCGGTGAGGCGGATGCAGCATCCACGTATCCCGATCAAGGCGCGGCATATTCCGCATGCGTTGCGACCACTGAAGCTGCCGTCAAGCAGGACCCGGCAACGCGGAAAGAGCCAAAATGCGAAATGAAGGATGTGTTTGGGAACGCAAAGCCGAACATCTACGTCGGTTCATTTCAGTACACGCCTAATGGAACAGTCTGGCAGCGTTCAGACGTGGGCCAATTTGAGTTCCCCCTCGGACAGACCTGCGACAAGCGTCCAGAGCAAACCGGCTGGAAGGGCGGCGGGGCAACGGGACTCGGCGGTGTATGTAGCGATGGCTGCGCTTATGAGGGTGGGCTGTGGGCTGGCTCGCCTACAGGTCGTCTCTTCACTCCAACGGGCGCGACCTGCAACAAGAGTGAGATGCCGCCTCCTGAAAGCGCAGAGCCGGGCGGTGGTGATGGCGGCGGTACCGGCGGCGAAACGGGGGGTGGTGATGGCGGTGGTAACGGTGGCGGTGATGGCGGCGGAAGTGGCGGAGAGACCGGTGGTGGCGGTGGTGGCGGTGGAGATGGTGGCGGTGATGGTGGCGGTGACGGCGACGGGGATGGAGAGGGCGGTGGTGGTGGTGGCGGCGGCGGTACTGGCCCCGGTGAGGGCGAGGGGGACGGCGATGGTCCAGGTCAAACCACGCCGCCTGACGGGAAGCTCTACAAGAAGTCCGAGAAGACGATTCAGAAGGTGGTGGATGACTTCTTCGACAAGGCAAAGAAGACCGAGCTGGTAGACGGCATCGGCGACTTCATGAAGGTGCCCGGTGGTGGTTCTTGCCCCACGTTCACCCTTGGCGCTTCGAAGTGGTGGCAGGCCATGACCTACAGCGCGCATTGCTCGGGCGAGTTTTTGGCGCTCTTGAAAGCATGCGGTTACGTGATCTTCGCGATCGCAGCCTACGCGGCTGTGCGCATCGCACTGACCTGAGGGCGGTCTATGTTGGCTGGTTGGCTCGATGACCTCACAGCGTGGCTGTGGAAGGTCCTGATTGCGGTCTTTGAGGCGCTGTTCGACCTTATTGGCGATTCCTTTGTGCGCGGCTTTGAGATGGTCGCCACGGTGGTTCTGTACGTGCTGTCGAAGATGCCGCTGCCAGAGTTCATGCAGGGCCAGAGTATCGGCTCCATGCTCGCCAACGGCGGCGGCACCGTGTTGTGGTTTGCTGACGTGTTCCAGCTTGGGCCATCCATGGTGATGATCGGCGTTGCCATCGTTTTCTATCTGCTGCGACGCGTCCTGACCATAGGTATCTGGTAATGCTCGTTTTCAACGAAGGTGTGCCGCGTGCCGGTAAGAGCTACGACGCGGTAAAGAACCACATCCTGCCCGCGCTCAAGAAAGGGCGTCGCGTGTTTGCCCGGTTGAACGGTCTGCGCCACGAGAAGATCGCCACTCACCTCGGCATGAGCGAGAGTGACGTGCGGCAGCTGCTGGTGTGCGTTGACACAAAGGACGTTGTGGCCACGTTCTCCTGCAGCCAGGACGACAGCGGAAAGTGGTGCATCCCGGATGTGTTTAAAGATGCCCTTGTCGTGATCGATGAGGTCCATGAGTTCTACGTCAACGAGCGCAAGCCATTGGCACCAGCGGTCGAGAATTTCTGGGCGCTGCTGGGACAGAACGGTGGCGATGGCGTCATCATGACCCAGTGGATCAACCGCCTACATTCTGCGGTCAAGGCGCGCATCGAACGTAAAAACACGTTCCAGAAGCTGACGGCAGTAGGCAGTAAGTCGCGCTATCGCGTCACGTTTTTCCACACCACTTCGCCGGGCAAGTACGAGAAGGTGGGCGGCCAGACCCTCAAGTACGATCCGGCCATTTTCCCGCTCTATGACGGCTACGCACCCGGCGCTGAGAACACGGAGGTCTACGAGGAAGGCGGTAAGACCGTGTGGGCCGCCATGGCGATGCGCACCGTGATCTTCGTTGTCCTGGGCAGCATCGGCGCGTACTTTTTCGCAGGTTTCTTCATGCGCTCAAAGCCCGAGAAGAAGCCTGTTGCGGAATCTGTGACGCAGGCGCCGCCGTCGCGTGTGCATGCCCCGACTGGCGGTGTGCCGGCAGTGGCGGAAGAGCAGGGCGCTCGCGCCCCGGAACCCGACCCGTTTGCAGACCTCACCACTGAACAGCGGTACATCGCGGATCTGGCGGAAAGGGGCCGTATTCGCCTGTCGTTAATTGCCCAGGTCGCCGGTGAAGATCGTGCGTGGGTGCAGTGGATCAGCAACGATACCAACGAGGTCATCGAGCAGCTGGACATTCGGCAGCTGCGTGCGCTGGGCTATGAGGTCGCGGTCGAGTCCTACGGCCTGCGTCTTTCCGCTGGAAAGCACGTCACGGTTGCTACGGCGTGGCCCTACAACGCGCCTGTGCGCGAGAAGGATGCGCGCCTATACAACCTGTCGGGCGGCGGCGCTGGTGCCGTGCCTGCGAGCGTAGCGAGTGGGGGCGGCGCTGGCGTCGTCGGCCATGGGCTACCTGCCGCCTCCGTTATCGGCGTGGCAAGTCGTCCCATGGCGACGTTCCCCGAGTCCGTGCAGAATCGCTACGGTGGGCAATGAGGGGTTTAGGCGCTTCAGCAGGGCGTGTTGATCTGTTTCCAGCCGCCCTCAACTCGCTCAAATCGCCGCCCTTCGATGCAGCGCTCGCTATCACGTAATGGTGCCGCCCGCTGCGGCTGCTGCACAGGGGATGGGGCGTACTTGCGGGTGTAAAGCGGGCCGAACTCGGCCTCCAGGTCCCGGGTGATTTTCCCAGCCTGATACTTGACATACGCGGCCTCCACCAAACTGTGCGCCGACAGCGCCAAAAACCCACCAAGTGCCACTTGCCACCAGATGGTGTGTATTGCGCTAGCTGTTCGGTGGTCGTCCATGGCCGCTCCCTAGTGATAGATCCCGGCATTCTAGCCGGGGTGTAGGGGCAACGCCCCTACGGTCAACGCCTCACCCGCGCTTGGGACGTCGTGGCCCACGTGACATGTGCACGACATTGGACGGCTCGGCGTCGGTACCGGGATCACCCATGCCCAGCCGCCGTTCCCTGCGAGTTCTGACGTACTCGCGCAGGTATACGACGCTTGAATCCATTGTGGCGCAGGGCTTTCCAGCGGTCAGCGATCGCGTCGGCCGCGGCCGGGCTTCCTCCATCATCAGCCGCCATTCCCGGGCGATGTTGCAGGTCAGCGACCACCAGGTCATATCGATCGGCTCAAGGCTGTAGCCCTCAGGGGTGAACATGTGACCGGCCTGAAAGCCAAAACCGGCCCAAGGGCCGGTTAGGTTGATGCGGTCGTGCGTATCCATCTCGGTCATGCTGCGATCTCGTCCTTGTTGGGTGTCCGAGAGGGGAAGCAAGAGCCGATCCAGAGCTTGAGCCAGCGCCAGCCAGAGCCAACGAACCGCGCCAGTTGGGCCAGTACGCCATTTCGCATAATGTATATTATGTTAAATGCCGGGCGGTACTACTTGGGCCTGCTGAAGCTGGTGCTGGCATCGTTCTTGCCTATCCGTGGTTCCAAGGACAAAGCGAGCATTGATGCATGTCTCAGTACCTGACCGGCCCCTTCGCAGGCTGGAGCGTTCGCGGCAACTACCTTGTCAGCCCCGACGGCGACCGCATGACCCCAGAACGCCTTGCTGGCCTGGCGTGGCGGGACAAGATGGAACTTAGGCTCGCCGGTTACGCCTCCAGACGCAAGGCCGAGGCCGGTAAGGCAATCGCAGGTCGGCGTCAGATGGTCAAGGTCGTTGTCGTGGATCTGGGCGATTTCAGGGAACGCCACTTCGGGAAGTCTGCCGGATGAAAGCGCCACCGTAGGGGCGTCGCCCCTACACCCCGGCTAGAATGCGCGCAGGAACCGATCTAGGGGGATCACATGGACCGCGAACGCCAAGAGCCGACATTCAGCACGCCGGACATGACCGAAATGCGCTTCCGTACCGAACGAGAGCGCCACGTGCGTCACAGTGAACCCGGCCCTCCGTGGGCACACATCGCCGCAGGCGTTGTCCTGGCCATCGTCATAGCCATGGGCCTAATCGAATGGAATGCACGTAGACAAGCTGCTGCCATAACTAGGGAGCTGACCCGCCCCATGACGGCGGAGGAAGAGGCGCAATTTAAGGCTGAAATGGCCCGCGCTGACAAAGAAATGGCTGCGGTCCTGCGGGAGGCCATGCCCAAGGTTCGGCAGATACCGCTGCCACAGGCCGAATACATGCCCCTGCCCTTGCGACCGGGAGAGAGGTGCATTCGTGGGCGTCGGCTGCAACCAATCGAAGGCGGGTGGAGGGATAGGCCGGACGAGCCTTGCTAGGTCCGTATCGGGCGTGATGCGTCACGCAAATATCGATGCAGCCAGCGCGAGCAAAGCCAAATGGCCGACGTAGTACCAGTAGAACGCCCAGCGGGTCCTGGGCACGGGCCAACCCCATCCCCCGACTTGCATCAGAGGCAGCGCAAGAAGCGCCCAGCCATTGCCGTTGTAGACGCACAGCAGGCCCATGGAGATCCACACCCATATCGGCATGACGGCGTACAAGCGCGCCCTGCGCCAGTCCCATGACCCCAGCAGCCAGTGCATGCGTCGGCCATGCTGGCGAAACCAGCCCCAAGCCGCCAGAACGAGCCACACGCCCGGCCACGCGTAATCCACGAACGGCGGCAGCGCCACCGCGCAGACGACCACCAGCGGCCACAGACGACGCTCCACAGCCCAAATCGCGGCGGCACCAAGGGCAAACGTCAGCAGGACGTTCAACGGCAGCAGCGAGCCAAACACGAGGTATGCCGGCAGCGAAGCGACCAGCCCCCACAACGCGAGGCGCTTGACCGACTTCAACGCATCCGCACCGGGCTGGGCGAGGTTGTAACCCATGACCAGGGCGAAGACGGGGAAAGCCACCCTCCCCGCTTCGGATACCACCGGCACGTACCCAAGGCCGAGAACCGTCACCACGTGATCGCCGGTCATCAGCAGCACGGCCAGCCATTTCAGAAACTCACGTCCGCCGCTGGTCATAGCTTGGCCTCCCGAAGAACGGTAACGCCGCCCTTGTAATCAGGCGACTCGGGGAAGCTCCCCAACGGACGCTGGCCGTGTTCAATCGTCACCCCCTGCTCGGCCCTGCCCCGCGCGGCAATTTCACCCCGCGCTCGATCCATCTGCGTAGGGCCGTCAACGTAACGGTCTTGCCGCTGGTCACGATACGGTTCGTACTGGCCGCGTCGCGCAACAAAGCGACAGGTTGCGTCATCAAGATCGTAGGAAGTTCCCTGATCCGTGAGGCACGTGCAACTGGGATCGTCGTGTGCGCCCTGGGCGTTGACACCACCGGCAGACGACATGCAAAACAGTCGCGGAGCCTCACTCGGCACGCTGATCGCGTTGTCGTAGACGGGTGCGCTCCACGGCTGCGATGGGATGCGCGGAATATGTTCCTTGACGTAATCCTCAATGGCGGTCGTGGGCTTGGGCACACCCGCCCCGCCCGCCGTCGCTGACGCTCCGTCGCGCGGCGCGGCAGCGCCTTGTCCAGACGTGATTTCCGGTTTGATGTCAGTGCCACCCATTCTTCCACCCATGCGCCCGAACGCGTAATACATCAGGCCAACGCCGCCAACGATCAGAATCGGCAACGCGATGTAGTACCAGGGAATACGAACCTGCGTGGTATCAAGCTCGGTCGACTTGTACATGCCCATGGGGCGCTTGGGCAGCGCCTTGCGCTTGACAGTCAACGGGATCGCTTTCTCCGCGTTGGCCTCAAATCGGTCGAACTCGCGCAGGTGTACGAACTTCGTCCCGAAGCGACGGCGCACGTGGACATGTCGCTCGATCAGGTCATGCACGAACTGATCGCACTGCTTGTCCGGCGACTGGCTGACGAAGATGAAATCAAGGCCGCGATGCCGGTGCTTGGCAAGCTGCTCAACGTGGTGCGGGACCTTCGCGCCGGGTGCACGCTTGGGCAGCATCTGATGCTCATACGCCTCATCGACAAGCGCAACAGCACCATCGGGCAAGAACGCAGGCCAGTCACGGAACTGCTCCGGCGTCATCTCAAGGACGCCCGTTTTCGCATAGTCGAACTCGCGAATGTTACAGGCGTAAACCATGCGCCCCTGGTCCTTGAACTCAAGGAGACGCTCAATGGCGTGCAGGGTCTTCCCGTGTCCAGGCTGGCCCGTATACCAGTAGATCATGACGCGCCTCCGCCAAGCTGATCGGCCACGGCCTTGGGAACAATGAATACCTTCCACGTCAACCGGACAGTGAGTGCGGAAAGCACCATGGACATGACAGTGCCGATGCCGAGGTAAGAGAGCATCTGCATCGCGGGGCCATCAAGGCCGCCCACGTACTGCATTACCGTCTGCTTGAGGTTGGGAAGGATGGCATTGAACGTGACCGTGGTGAGGCCGAACGTCGCAAGCACACGCCCAACGATGCCAGCCGCAGCTTCCTTGAAGGAGCCGATAAGGTGAATGATCGCCTTTGCGATCCATGTCCAAACCATCATTAGAAGCCACCCCCCATGAGGATGCGGAGCGCAAGGTATGCGCCGAAGACCAAGATAAGCGCGCGCATGATCGCGGCGAGCTGGCAGAAATACGGTATGTCTGACCCGCCGACCGACTTGCCCATAATCACGATGGTTGGCGGTTGTGGGCACGAACCACCACCGAACATGTCGCTGGTGTCAAGCATGCTGGAAGAGACGCCGATGCCCCATTTCTTTGCACTCGCAACATCCGTGCTTCCGTTACCCGGCGACGTAACATCGCCCTGCCCTTCGAGCACATCGGCGACGCCGTTCTTGTTTGTGTCGGTAGGACTGGTCCCTGTGGAATCGCCGTCCTTTGCGGCAAGCTTCTCAGCGGCACATGCGGAGCGCCACTGCATCAGCAGCTGTGAATACTCCATTGCGTTGCATTCCTTGCCGGTACACGTTGGAGTCCCGGCTTGACTACACTGCCCGCCGGAGATGTTGACGCGGCGACGCGTGTTGCAATCAATGCGCCATTGAATGCGAGCCTGTCCGCACATCACCGGCGAACCGCTGCACGATGGAGGCGCGTCGCAATCGTCACCGCCCGAAAAACTCTCCTTGACTTTCTCTCCGTCAGGACCTTCGCCCTCTTCCTCGCCCTCATCCGGCTTTCCATCACCGTCCCGATCGCGTTTGCACGTACCATCCTTTCCGCGTGCCTCGCCCGCCGCGCACTGATTGTCGCCGGGGATGCAGCTGCCAAGCGGGGATCGAATCTGCCCGGCGGGGCACTCCTCTTCCTTCTTCTTGCACGACCCATTGACGAGCGCCATGCCATCGGGGCAAGGCTTCTCATCGGTACACGCATTGCCGACAAGCACCTTTCCTGCGGGGCACTCAGGCTCGACGGGCTGGCAGACGCCTAAGGCCGCATTCCACACCATGTTCTTGCCCTGGGCGGCGCAGTCTGGCTTTTCGTTACAGAGCTTTCCGGTAGGGCTATACGTGCTCGTATCATCAGCGTTGTGGCGGAAGACAGATTCACAGCCTGACATGCAACGCACAGAACCAGATGGCGGAAAGAATGGTGTGACCTTGGATCCACGAGCGGCGCATGAGCCATTCATGGCGTAGGTGCGGTATTGACCTTCGATCCACACCGTGCCGTTGAGGTACTCAAAACGCGAAGTGATCGATGTTGTTGATGTTGGAAAAGTCTTCTCGCAGCGCTGGTTGCGATGCTGAGTTGGAGCCCTGCTAGCGATGTATGCACTCAATTCAGACATGCACGCCGAATACGCCTGACCCTCATCACAACCAGCTTGAGAGGTAGCACACTGTTGCGCCTGGGCGGAGGCGCGCCCTATTCCGCAGTAGGCGAGGACGATAACGGCCAGCGCGTACGCCACCCTTCGGGCGACGGCTGATGCGAATGACCGAACCAACCAGTTCATCACGTGCCCTCGAATGCGAGCCATGCAGCGCCACAGATCGCTACGATCACGAAATACCCCATAACCCCTCCTTTCGCTCAAGAAAAAGGGGGCGAACGTTTCCGCGCGCCCCCTGCCGTTCGTTCGCGCGCCGTTACTTCGCTGCGCGCTTGGTGTAGGCCCACACCACGATGATGCCGACCAGGATGGCGCACGCCCCGATGACCAGGCCGATATCAGCCTTGCCACCCGCCATTTCACCGGCGATGGCCGAACCGGGCGAGCTGGAGCCGCTGGCGAGGGCCATGCCCGATGCCATCAGGCCGGTGATAGCGGTACCGACCTTCGCAGTGGTAGAAGCGGCAACGCGGCGGGTGGTGTTCATGATGTTCTTCATTGCGGTTTTCCTCGTCATTTCAGTAGACCCCGATACGCGCCGCGCGGAATACGAGGCGCGCTTTCAACCCGATTGCCCACATGCTCACGATGGTGAAGGCAACCAGAGTTCCATCAGCCAGACTCAGGGGTGGAAGAATCGGCTGGTGGTATGGCATCCAAACCGGCACCAAGCACGTGCCGTCCTGCTGGATGTTTTCAGCAGCACAACCGACGACGTAGAGCGGTGCCGGATCGGACATTGGTTAGGCCTGCGCCTTGCCGGGTGCCGGGGAAGGCGTCAGCAGGCGGATGCGACGACCGAATTCCAAGCCGCCGAATTTGTTGTTTTGCAGCGATGTTGCGCACAGGTCGTAGGTGCCGATCTTGTACGGCTGCTGGTCTTCGTCCAGACCAATGGTGAAAGGCAGCGGGAAATCGTTCTCGCGCACCACGGCAGCCTTCTGCTCGCGGAACACGGTTGCAGCTTTGCCCTCGCGTGCGGGGAACGAACGGACGGCGATGTTTTCGCTGATGATCTGGACTTTCATATTGGGATTACCTTCCAAGCGATGGTCCGGCCGAATGCAAAGGTCACTCTCCATGGGGACGGCCAGAACTCCCCGGTGAGCTTGTCGAAATAGCCGCCATTGCACTTGCGAATGTCGGCCTCGCCGCCCAGCACTTCACGTGCGGATATGGGCGCTTTCCACCACCGCAGTTCGCGGCGAGATTCTTCATTGAGGCCACCGCAACCATGCGTGCGGAACCCCTTGGGAAACGAAGCGGCCATGAGGCTGCTGAATTTGGATGCGTACTTGGCGAGATACCCGACAGCGTTGCGGGCCTTCTCAAACTTGCTTGAGCCGTGAGGCCACCACTTGCGGTGATCGACGCGGCCAAACCACATGCCTTGGGGAACCCAAACTAGGAGGTGGTAGTGCGGTCGTCCGCGCTGGGTGAGCTCTCCCACCCACAGGTAACGGAACACCTGACCCGCGAGCCGTCGGAGCCTAGCGACAGTTCGATTGAAGTGGCCGCGCATGCGCTTAAGTAGCTCGCTAACGTCACGAGGGCCGCTACGGCTTCCGTCTCGGTAGGTGAGCGTGAGCATGTACCACGCGCCACGGCGTGATCCCTTCTTCGCTTCTTGGTCATGGAGTCGTGCACTCGTGATTACGGCCTTACGCAGCCGTTGCGCCCGCTGCTGCAGCGGATCAATTTCGATGGAAAGACGACCGGTCTTCGACGCGGTGTCACTTGTTTTGTAATGGACAAGCCCAAGGGCCAGCGCTTCGCGCTGGCCCTCTGGAGTCAGCGCGAGCGGTGCCGCCGCGAGGTACGACTTAAGAGAAGCGCCGGACGTGCGCTTATGGCGCGCGACGGTTTCTGAGGCCTGCTCAGTGCGGCGCGCAGCTGCCTGCATGAGACCAATGGAGTCATCGAACGCGACAAGCTCTGCGCGCTGCGCAGGGGCCATAGCGTCGAGCTTGATGCGGGCGTTCTTGCCCGTGCAGCCTGCGCACAGGCCGCCGGGGAAGAAGTAGGACGTGGGGTCGCCGCAGAAGGCGCAGGTTGTGCGGCTCATCAATCGTGCCTCGCGAAGAAGGCAGCAAGGAGCCGGAACCCGACATAGACACCAACCCAACAAAGCGCGATCAGGAGGAACTCGATCATGGGCGCGCCCCGGCCATTTCCGAGTAGAACGCAGCAAGACGCTTTGCCTCATCCCTCGCCGCGCGAGGGGAAGCGAGCGCGACAGCATCGACCGCCTCGCCGTTGACGTACACAGCCGCCATGTACACGAAGACCTGATGCGGTCCGAAGCCGCGTGCGGGTACGGGATAAGTTGCCCACGTAATGGAATCAACGGCCATAGCGCACCTCGTAGATCCGGCAGGCGCGGTCATTGCCGTCAATGCAGGCTTTCTGAATATCTCCGCGTTCGGCGGCGACAGCGTTCCAATCCTCGGCAAGAACGGTGCCCACGAACCAGCCGAGCATTGCGCTACAGAGGAAGAAGAGGCCAGCGGGGAGCCACCACCAACTGTGACGGCCGGTCATGACCAGCCCTCGCCCATATCCTGCTGATCGAGCATGGACACGGCGTAGTCGCGGTCGGCCAATTCGGCGCAGGAGGCGGCGGACAGTAAGTCGCCCCGCTTGGATGCTTCGATTTCCTTTCGGTGCAGTTCGGCGCGTGCCTGGGCGACGAAAGCGGCCTCGCGGAGGGGAGCCGTTTCCCGACGCTGACTGCGCTCAAAACTCCACTCACTGAAGCGGATCAAGCCGAACCCGAGGGCGACGGACCAGACCACCAATGCCAGTACAGCGCAGACCACTTCCATGACGCCCCCTACCCTGCCCCTAGCCCCTAGATCCCCGCCAGCGGCCTAGGGGGGGCGGCTGGCGGGTGTCCACCGCCGGTGGACAGGTCGCAAAGTACACTGGGGGTGGACATGGTGTCAACGCATGGTGGACAAATGAACTTTGAGCAGATCCTCGCCCTAGCCATTGAGGCGAGCGGAGCAGCGTCAGACAGCGACCTTTCGAGGAAGCTTGGGGTGTCGCGTCAGGCCGTAAGCAACTGGCGCGGGGGAAAGAAATTCCCGGACACCGTGACGTGCGCAACCATCGCAGGTATCACAGGGATACCGCTTGCCCAGGTGCTGGGCGTGGTCGGTGAAGCGCGGGCGATCAGCCGGGAAGAGAAGGCGGTTTGGCGCAAGCTGGCGGCTACCGCTATGGCCGTGATCATCACCGTCGGAATGGTCGCAACGCCTACTGCCGCAACGGCTTCGCCGGGTTCGGACAAAGCCGGAATGTATATTATGTAAAACTTGGGCCCGGGTTGCCTGCGAGCAGCCGGTGTCGGTGTCGGTTTTCCTAATTGTTGTCAATTTTACCCTTAACCCTGCCAGCTATTGATTTCATTGAGGTTTTTTTTGCTCAGATGACAGCATCTAGGGAAACAGAGTGGCCGCATAAGAGCGTTCGCCCAGGCGCCTTCTCCATAGTTCCGAGTGCCTATAAAGCACCCAGAAGAAATTGGGGTACGCTCTGACAATGGACAAGCCCGATGCCCGACCCGCCGAATTTGGCTCTGCTGAGGACTTTGCTGAAAAGGCAAAGAGCCACACTCAGTGGTTCCAGGCAAAGGTCGAGCGCGCCCTGGCTGACAGTAGGCCGACGATTCCGCACGACCAAGTGATCACTGAAGTACGCGCCGCAATCGCCGCTGCCGCGAAGCGGAAGACACTCACGTGAGCCTACGATGCCTTGGCCGTGGCCTTCTTAGCTCGTTTTGGAGCTTTCTTAGGAGATTTTTTGAGCTTGCTGATTTCGCCGAAGCGCTGCCTCGAATTCGGCGGGCAGACTTTGGAGCCGCGCAAGTTGCTCCTCAAGCGCTGCGCTCCTTCCGCGCTGGTTATCCGCCTCAGCGGTTGCCGAACTGGCTGCGGCTTGCGCTCGCTCCACGGCATGTCGGAGGTCCGCCTCAACGCCGGCGTGTTTCTTTACCGTCGCAGCAAGCTGCGCTTGCAGCAGTCTGACTTCTTGCCGGGCCTGATCTACGTCGCGTAGCGCTCGATCCTCGGCAGATCTGACGTAATGGCCAAGCGATTCTCGCTCAGATCTCGCCAACTCCTGGACTTCCTGCACCCTAGCGTCGAGTGAATCCCGCGCTGCCTCCAGCAGTTCCACACGCT